GTATATTTAAAATGTCAAATTAAATGTATGTTTGTGTTATTTAACGATGATAATATTGACTCTAGTTAGTGTTATCTAAGAGCGTAACATAGCGAGATTTTTTTGTCAACAACTATGGAGAAATATGTCAATCTTCGCAAACACCTTGACACCACACATTTCTTGCTATATAATAACAATGTAAGCACAATTACAATGGGAAGATCTTACAAACGTAATGACCCTTATTCATCACATAAGGCGAAAAGTTTGAGAGAAAAGAGAAAACAATCCAACACTAAGTTCAAAGGAGTTACTAACAACAATCCGCACAATAATGTGGAAAAGTATTACAAACCCCGCCCCTAATTGCCCCCCTATACTATGCCCCGCATTGCCCTTTTTTGCTATGTCTAAAATAACAACTATTCAGACAATTCCACCAGTAAATGTTAAATTGTGGTCACACGGTTCTAAACACTTTTGGGCATACGATTACCCAGGAAATAGTAAGAACGGACCATTTAAATCTGAGAAATTAGCATTACTTGACGCAACCCAATTCTCTAGTGATTCATGACAACAATTCCACACAAATTGCAGTTATTACTTGATAACTACGATGAGGGATTATTACCCCCTGATTTACAAATAGAGATGGCACAGTTCTTAATAGATTGTGACCTACATAATGAGTTATTACAGTATCAACAATTATGCGATTATTACATCGCTGAGGGTATATGCTATGACGTGCAATTAGCATAGCATATTAACACATAGCATGCACACAGTTATTAACAATTAAGACAGTTAATTTCTGTGTGTATGTGTATATTAAAAAATCGATAAATGCTAACCTACAAAAGTATACCATCGATTTCAAAAAATTTTCCCAGTAAAAAATTTCTCCAGTATGGTTTTAAACCCTAGACAAGAAAAGAAAATCGCCCTCCAAGAAACCTATAAGGATTTGGTAGGTCTCCCATGGCCTGCTCGTAGGTATCCAGGGTGTTACGATATTATACAGAAATACGCTAAGGCACAATTAGACCTCGACCTACCTAACTTCTCAGGGGTCTACCAGTCATTCGCAGATGACGCTGTAGCACAGGCAAATGGTCTATGGGTAGAGAAACCTACATGGGGTGAGGAATTAGACTTTACAAACCTACAGAAGGATGACCTATTATTGTTTAGGTTATATACACAGGAAGGTAGGATTGTTACTCCAGAGAATGAGCGTATACCTAATCATGGTGCTGCTTACCTAGGTGATGGTTATATGCTACATCAACCATATAAGGAGTTAAGTCAGATAGTAGACATGAAAAGTAGTGGATGTAAGATATATCAGACATCTTGTGTAGGTGTAGTTAGGAATAACAATACATAGCAATAGACAACTGAATAATAAGTTAATGAGCAAAAGGTTTACTTTAAAAATAGAGGAGACCTACGACGGTGATTGTTATGTTAACATACCACAGGATTTAATGGATGAATGTGGATGGAAAGCAGGAGATGTGCTAGAATATGAAGAAGAGACCGATGGGTCTGTTATCTTGATTAAAAGTGAAGAATGAGATATAATCAAATAATGCTAACTATACTGGTTGTATGTAATATCATCAACTTGGTAAAAAATTAGCGTTTGAAAAAAATAAAAAAATCGTCGTGGAAACTCCAAAGTTTAACAGTGATGAGGAATTCATCGCTTGGGCATTACAAAATATAAGTGAAGCAATAAAGAATCTATCCAGTAGAATAGAAGCTTTAGAGGTTGCCATAGGGAAAATGCCTCCCCCTGGTGCTGATATGATTAAGTATAAAGTCCCAGGTGATGACTCCTACTCTAATTTGAAAGAGTTGTTTGATAATCTGTATAAGAGGATAAATACCTTAGAGAATAATAGTAAAACGTAGTGCCAGCTTATATTCAGGAAACAGGTCGAAGTTTTCCGAATCCTACTAAAGGCGGTGGTTTTAACCAAGTCTTTAAACGTCCTTCATCGGGTGAGTATACTACTCATGGAGATTACCCTGATGTAGGTAGCGGTATGGACTATAGCATCACCTTTGAGGGTGCTGGTCCAGGCACTATGCCTATGGGCAAAGATATTGTCCATTATATTGGTGATGATGACCCTACTAATGTTACCAGTGGTGGTGGGGAAAGAAGAGGAGTCTATAGATGGTATAGAGGGGTCAAAGATGACCACATGTATACACAAGACCCTCAACAAAAGAAATCAGACTTCGGTTGCGAGAATGAGTCTTGGAGGACAGCAGCAGGAGGATATAACTCAGAACCTAGGCAAGGGACACCTGTATTCTATGTAATGAGAGAGCAGGTACCTAATAGTGTGCCACTCAATACCTATTACAGTCACTGGCCTGACGATTCACAACTGACCGTAGGAAGTAATGTCCCTACTGGATTAAACGGAGTAGGTTGTGGAAGAAACAAATACTTTAATACTGGTAAGTTAGGGTATGCCTTTACTTCAGAAGCAGATGCATTAGCATACTGTAGTGGTGGAGAGACTCCTGTCCCTCTATATGAGTATCTACATCCTGACCCAGACCATTTCTATACAATAGACCCTGCTAATGAAGTTAATCTTAGTGGTGGTCCTATAGCACCTAAACATGCCTATGGTGGAGAATACTCCTACCTAGGCATTTTGTGTTGGGTATTTGCTGAACCTCCTAGAGATGCACCTACCGATACTATAGTAGACGTAGGTAAAATAGGTCCAACAGGGCAAACTCTTAACAAGAGTGGTTGGTATGACTACACTGATGATGACCAATTCTCCTATGGTGAGTCTGGATGGGGTACAGGAGGGTGGTCTGAGTTCATGTATAGGCAAATGCGTGACTCAAACAGTAATGCAGTAGAGGGTCCACCTGCTGTTAACGGTTGGGGTAACCCAGATAACGTAGATATGCTATCTAATGATGCTCAATTTGAATGGGCTTATGGTTTATCTGGTGCTGTAAAGGGTGCTGTGCCTAGATTCCTCGGTTTTGAGGACATGTATGATGCTCAATTCGTCTTTTATTTGTTTGATACCTCCTTCCCATGGAATGGTCCTATCTTTTCTACACAGTATATCCTCTCAAATGCGAAATGTTGTCCAAATACTACTGACCCAGAGGGTTGTCCGCAGTGTGCACCAGTATGGACGTACCATTCTCACTTCTATGAGATACAATCAGACTCATGGGAGACTACAAAAACAGAGATTTCCATACATGATGAGAGTAGTACGGGTGTAAAAGAGTCATTTTGGACTATAGGAACTGATTCTACTACCCTATTCTTCCGTTATGTTACCCGTACAGGTGACTTTAACCGTGGAGATAAGATAAATGGGTGGGATATTGACGCAGTTTACTACTTTGGTGATGAATTAAAGTGTGGAATAATGGAATTAACGTGGGATCAGGGTAGTGGTGCAACGAAAAATACCTTTTCTTATCAACAATCCTTCACTTCTACGGATAATGGGGAGATAGAAGTGCTTGCTGGCTACGGTGTACCCAATAAAGCAGCGTTTTGTGGCACATATGAGTTTCCAAAGAAGATATCTTACTGGAAAGTAGAGGTAGATCCACAGGCTTTGATACCTCATCGTAAGATGGATGAGGCAGAAATGCGAGCTGTAGTCGGAGATGATGGTACAATCGTCGCAATAGACATAGTTAATGGCGGTAGAGGGTATGTTTTAGAGGATACAACCATAGAATTGACGCATCCGAGGGAAATGGATAACTTCTCTGCTACGGATACAGCAGATTTTATGGAAAATAGTATTAATAGTGACACGGATTACGATAAAGCACTCGGTAATAGTCGCACAGAGAAAGGATTTAAGCGTAAAAACATGGAATCTGCTGTAAAAGCGTATGGAACGCATAGCGGAATCGTGGATTTGAGTAAAGATAAGAATAATGAGTTCTATAAACTGAAAAAAGCAGTCGTAGAAGTAGAGAAAATAGACGAAGCAGGTACAATTAAGCGTGTAAGAGTCGTAGATGGTGGTGCAGGATACAACCAAGCGAATGTTCCTACCGTAATGATAGTACAACCAGAGAAAATTAAGGTATCAGAGGACGCATCTCAGGATGAGATAGCTGCGACTGAGAAAGGAATGCAAGAAGCATGGAATCACGAGTTTACGGATGGAGATGTGCAACCAATTTCATCTACATTTGACAAAGAAACCATGGGAATCATCGGATCTTCCATGGGAGTCTCCCCACAGGGAGAAAATTCAGGATCATCTGTCTATGTTGAGGTACCAGACTCCTATGTAAGGGCAGCCAGTGACGGTGTAGACGACGATGTAACCAAATTATGCATGAATATACCCGCAGAATGTATTAATGTAGATGCTAGGGGTTATATTTCTGATGCTATGCCTGATGAAACCCAGTTTGAAATCATATCTGGAGCAGATCCAAACGGTATAGGAATATTTGAGAAGGAAGTGATGCCATATGCATATAGTGGCACTGCTCAAGTAGACCAATACTCAGAAAATGTCTCCCACTTATACGGTCCATTTGGTAAACAGAGGTGTATTGAGGTAAGACAACCTAAACTTTACAACATAACTCGTTGGTTTGATATGCCATGTGCGTATTTGGATGCTAACGAGGCAGGTGAGCAGAAGGCATTTGGTTATCTACCCTTTAAATACTGTGGTTCTGAGCAGAAGGATGCAACCTTTAGAGTATCACTTAGTTGTGAGGGACGTATAACTGGTAGTCAAGGTGGTGCGTGTATGGATTTCATACAGAGTTTACCTACTCCGCATCTACAACAGAAGAGACCTACACCAACAAACAATAGATGTTGGAATTGTAGACGTGGTAATGTACCTGGTAGGTGTTACCGTGATCCTAGTGACCCTAATGACATTGTATTTGTGCCAGTAGGTTTGGATGAGAATACTTATGATTATAATAGGAGTAACTTTACAGAGCTAGAGCAGTTACAAATGTGGGCAGGACAGAATATTACCAGTGCAGCCGCAGTGCAGACATGGTTAGGACACCCAACCGCACAAGACCCTGCTGGTACTCCGCACTCTGTTGATTATACTGAGCTTACTGTTGCGTCATGTAGCGGAGGAGTCCCGCCAAATGAGTGTTGGGATACCTATGTGCGTGGAGTAACTGCGTCAGACGGTCCATTAGTAGTGTATAGTGAGTACGATGCGAACGGAAATGGCGGTGGTGGTAGTACCTTCTGTCAGACAAGTGAATTATATGACTCTTGTGTTGCACTAGATAAGTGTATGGATGCGTCTATTGCCATCAACCCTAAGCGTATGACTGGTAGTGGCACTAATGCACGGATGTTAATGGGTCCGTATAATGGAACTATGACCGTGCGGAATTATCTTACTGGTGGTACTATTGCACTAGATAAGAGTATCAAGAATTATGGTAACCCATACTTTGATGAGTGTAGTGAGGAGAATGCGTGGACAGAAGGTACACAGGTTAACGAGGATTTATAATGGCATTTGGATTTTTAAAACCAGTTGCATCACTTAACGGACTACCTTGCAGTGGTCACGGACTTTGTTTGCCTTCTACTATACACTCTGTACAGAGTTGTGGTAGTCCTCCTATTCCTTATTCTATTGTGATTAAGGAATTTACATGTTGGTGGCCTCCGCACCCTACGGTTCCCTTCTTCCCTGTTACACCATTACGTGCTACAGTGTTAGTGAATCGTATTCCCATCATGTTATTGGGTGATACATTCATACCACACATTGCTGTGTGTACCAATATAATTGTGTACATATGTCCTTGTGGTAAGGCAATGTGTCCAACGCCCACTCCAATCCCTTGTAGCGTCCTTACAATCGAAGATGGTGGAGGAGTCGGTCATACTAGAATCTGTATGGCAACGACCTTTACTGTATTTGCATTGAAGCGACCTATAGGTAGGATTCTGGATCCGTTAGGAGTTGGATTCTCAGGGTTTAGTTACCCTTGTTCATCTGTGGTTGCATTTGGGCATGCAACTGTGTTAGCATCATAGTAGTTTATTTTAAATTATGGCATTATACTCGTCAACTGGTGGATATATTACTCCTCCTGCAAAGAAAACAAGACAAGGAAACTCGAAAAACACAAAATTGAGTGCTACTTCTCGTAATAGAGCAAGAAAAAAATATAGGGGTCAAGGAAAATAGTCGGGAAACCCTATAAATAAACATATTGGCACTAAATATAGGTAATATGCCATCGTATAGGTTCAGATCTGAAAAATATATCAGTAGAGGGTTTAAGGATTTAGCAGTCTCTTTTAAAGCAAACCCTTCTACAGGAGATTTTGGTGTGGTCAAAAATGAAAACGCTATAAAACAGTCTGTCCGAAACATCATATTAACAATGTTTGGTGAAAGACCTTTTCAATATGAAATTGGGTCTAGGGTTAAAGCACTATTGTTTGAGCCTTGGGATCCATTTAGTGCTGATAGTATGAAAAGTGAAATTCGTAATGCTCTGGATAGATTAGAACCAAGAATCGAAGTTAACCAAATTAAGTTAAGGGATGATTCTGATATAAATTCCATCCAGGTTGGTATTGACTACACTATCGTGGGTCAAGAAGAAATACAAAACGTCGAATTTCTCTTAGAGAGAGCATAATGTCCGCTATTCCATCACAATTAACGTCGTTAGACTTCTTTGAAATCAAAGAATCTATCAGATCTTACCTTAGAACTCGTAAAGAATTCACAGACTACGACTTTGAAGGTAGTTCTGCGTCATATTTGATAGATATTCTTGCTTATAACACTTATTATACTGCCTTTAATGCTAATATGGCATTAAATGAGGCATTTCTGGAGACTGCTACTGTTAGAGATAACATTGTAAGGATAGCAAAGCAGTTAAATTACACTCCAAGGTCTATAAAAGCAGCTAGAGCATGCTTGAGATTGGTTGCACAGACAACAACATCTCTAAATGGCACTACATTCCCAGAATTTTGCACATTACATAAAGGTGATGTGTTTGTAGCAGAGAATGAGGCTGATACTTTTACCTTTGCATTGACAGAAGACATCAAAGTTGCGGTAGATTCATCTACTGGAAAGGCAACCTTCGATAATGTATTGGTATATCAGGGAAATCTGCTAACATACAACTATACAGTTGATTATACAGTCAAGCAGGACTTTGTAATACCTGCTGAAAACGTTGATACCTCTCTTTTGAGAGTAGATGTATCTCCAAATGCTCAATCCTCTGAAACTGACACCTATAGTCAGGCAGCAAACATCACATCTACTGATGCTACCTCAAGGATTTACTATTTGGAAGAGGCAGATGACCTTAGATACCGTTTAGTCTTCGGTGATGGGGTTATTGGACGTAAATTAATCGATGGAGAATACCTTACCCTCACCTATGTGGTAACAAATGGTGTTGAGGCTAATGGATGTAAGAATTTTGACTATATTGGTTATATAAACGACTCAGATGGTAGACCAATTAACCCTGCTGCCATCACATTGGTCACCAAAGACGCTGCACAGGACGGTGAAGAGCACGAAACCGCACTTTCGGTTAAGTTTAGAGCACCTAGGGCATATGCAACCCAAAACAGGGCAGTTACTGAAACAGATTATGAGCATATCGTCTCTGAAATCTATCCACAAGCAGCTTCAGTGACTGCTTATGGTGGTGAGAAGTTAAATCCACCTGTTTATGGTAAAGTTTATGTCGCTATACGACCAAAAACAGGAAATAAGCTTAATGAGACAACAAAACAGAAGATAAAAAACGATTTGAAGAAATATTCAGTCGCTTCTATTGAACCAGTCATCATTGACCCAACTTCTTTCTACGTTATTCCAAAATCTTACGTTTATTACAACGGAAACGAGACTGGACTTACTGGATCGCAACTTGGTACTAAAGTTTTACAGTCTATTGATAATTATAACAGAAATGGACAGAATAACAGGTTTGGAGGACGTATAGACGGCTCTAAATTTGGTGCAATGCTTGATAATAGCGATACCTCCATTGCAGGTAACGTTACACAGATGACTTTAGGTCAAAATCTCGATAAATTCACTTTTGGTAACGTATTTACCCAATGTCTTGATTTTGGTAACCCACTTTATAACCCATCTAACTATTCTGGCAATCCAGATGGAGGAGATGGTGATAATACAGGTGTTTCCTGTAAACCTTCCTTCTCTGTTGCTAAATCTGGTACATTTTATGCCACAGGCTACACAGAAGACCTTGTAAACCTCACTTTAAGTGATGGTGCTACTGCTGCTGCTATATCAACTCCTGGTTTAAGCACAAATGTAACAAATCAGGTGTTAGTCCCAGTAAATATAAGAGATGATGGATCAGGAAACCTCATTCTAGTTACTACTAGAGATGAGACTGAATTGATACTCAATCCTTCCGTTGGAAGTGTAGATTATGCGAATGGAATAGTCTGTGTTGGACCGATTGCAATACAAGGCACTCCAGATGATACTGAAAGACTTCCAATTCAAGTATTACCAGCTGGTGGATCAATTAATATCCCACCAGGTGTAGATCCAACAATCTTTAACCCATCAGTCAATCCTATTGACTATACAATCAACGATACTGCAATCCCCACCTTCGATCCTAACAACTTTAATGGTTTCAATTTCGGTGATATTGGGGGCATAAATATTATCGATTATCCAACTGATACGTTCACGTATCCAGTCAGCGACTCCTGTTTCTAAGAATAAATGACTCCGATAACCAAGAATATCAACGTCTCTGATAGGGTCGAAAATCAGTTACCTGAATTTATACGCCAGGAAGACAGACAATTAGTCAACTTCCTATTTGAGTATTATAAATCACAGGAAAAAACTGGTAGACCATACGATATCCTCAACAACTTGATGAGGTATCTTGACCTTGACAAATACTCATCAGAAGAGTTGTCAAGTAGCACGAGCTTGTTAAAAGATATTGGGGTAGATGATACTAAGATAGAAATAGAGAGTATTAATGGATTCCAGACAAGAGATGGATCCATAATGGTTGATAATGAGGTCATTTACTACGAGGGAGTCACTCGTGGACCTGACGTTATTATTACACCTGGTATTTCACTTCCACAGTTTAATAAGAAGAAGCAACAACTAGAAAACCCCTTCACATCGTTTGATGGTGTTGAAAGAGTCTTCCCATTAAGTTTTTTAGGTACTCCTATAGCACCTCCTAGTGCAGAGCACCTAATTGTAGTGACATACAACGATATGCTGATTCCTGGATCAGAATATACCGTTAATGGAACTAATATATCATTTACAAATCCACCTAGAGCAAGAACAGGTGCAGATGATTCAGAATTTACTCAAGTAGTATATTTGGTTGGATATGCAGACCAAACAATCGTTACTGCTGACCAAATCCCATATCAAGAGTGGCAGAATACTCAAGTTTATCCATTAAGAGTTAATGGACAGTCTTATACTCCAACTTCTGATATTGGTTTAATTATTAACAAGAATGGTAGGTTACAAACTCCTCAAGACGACTATACCCTCTTTGAAGACAAGGTTATCTTCAAAAACCCAGTCGGTGCTGCTGATCTTATCCATATTAGGTCTGTTGAATATGTTGCTCCTGCATATGGGTCTGGAGCCTCAGCTATTGCTCAAGTTGATACCATAGGTCAGATTGAAGCAATCATTCCTAAGAATGGTGGTAAGAAGTATCGTCTAGATTTCGCTCCTAAGGTTGCTATAACCCATAAAGATGGTATTAGTGCTACTGCAAAGTCTCTAGTTGGTGGTATTAAGGATATTAACCTTATAGATGGTGGACAAGGGTATTCTTCTTATAACCCACCTATCCCAGTAGTTGTAGCACCTGCAGATCCTAATGGATCCATTGCACAACTAAGTTTAACGGTTAATGATGTAACTGGAACAGTTGATAGCGTTACTATTACTAATAGTGGTAGTGGATATGACTTTATTCCCGCTATTTCCTTTAAAAATCCTTCTGGTGCTACTATAGGTGCACCTACTATTGACATAGAAGGTAGAGTTAACATAGGTAGCATCCCTGTTATCACTATGGGTAGTGGATATAGTAATCCACCCGAAGTTTATATTGATGCTGCCCCAGATGGGGGTATCAATGCTCAGGCAGTCTCTAAAATCAACCAAGATGGTCAAGTATACGAGATTACCATTGTTAATAGGGGTAAAGGATACATTACACCTCCTAGAGTAAAGATTATTGAGCCTATAGGTGCTCAAGTCCTTGATGTAACGGTTGCATCGGGAAGTGTTACAAATATTGAGATGTTAACAGGTGGTAGCGGTTATACAGACGCACCATCAGTCTACATAGTTGACAAAAGGGTTGATGGATATGGAGAACCAATTGGAGGTACTGGTGCAACAGCAGTTGCCACCATTTTTAATGGTGAAATCACCGATATCAACATTACTAACTTTGGAACTGGTTATTCCGAGTCTGAACCCCCTCAAATCTATATTGCAGAACCTAAATCCGCTAGAGCATCGGTAGATGTAGGTTTTGACGAAGTAACTGGATTCGACATCCTAGAAAAGGGCAGTGGATACTCTTCTTCTGCCTTTTTACAATGTTCTCGTGGTGTTTCTGGTCCTGTTAAGTATGATAACCTTCATAATGAGATATATGCCACTGAATCGAATTTAAGACAGTCTGATCACCATGCAGGTGCTGCTGTAGTCAATTTAGACACTTTATTCATCAAAGAAGTCTTCGATAAGTTTAGAAGGCAGTATTTGCCGACTTTAGACATTGATTTTGCGTCAATTAACCCAGTTCAGGTAATTAAGAATATTACCGACTTCTATATCTCGAAAGGTACTAAATTATCGACTCAATACCTCTTCAAAATTCTTTTTGGTGAAGATGTTGACCTTTATTATCCAAAAGATGAAATAATCAGTCCATCTCATGCAACTTGGGTTGTAGACACGGTTTTAAGAGCCGAATTGATGGAAGGAGACCCAACTAACCTAATTGACTCCCAAGTTAACCAATATGCCGATGATGTAGACCCTAATGTTACTGCTGCGTCTGCATTAATTGAAAACGTCATTACAATCATCGAAGGAACCGATACAATCTACGAATTGGCGATTTCTGAAGAAACCTTGGTTGGTAGCTTCATTATTCCTTATAAAACTCGTCTTGTTGAGCCATTATCGACCACTGGGCAAATAATCACTGTTGACTCTACTATTGGATGGCCTGAGAGAAATGGTACCATAAGAATAAATGATGAAGAAGAAGTACAATATAAAGAGAAATCTCTGAACCAATTCATCGAATGTACCAGAAGCAAAAACGGTATTGTTGAGGATTGGGATCCAGGAACGATTATTCAGTCCGATATTTACGTTTGGACTAACTTTGGAACACCACAGCAATGTAAGTTAAGAATATTAGGAATTGCTGAAGCAGGTACTACAGTTCTTAATGATACAGGGTCATATTACCTTCAAGGAGATAAACTAAAGGTAGCAAACCTTGGATCTACTGCTGAGGAGTTAAGACTCCAATCTTGGTTATATAACGTCAAGAAACTTATTCAAGTTACCTCTATAACTCCTGGTGGAGTTAATAACCAGACTGCGACTGTAGTTTGCAGTAACCCACATGGATTATTGGTTTCTGACCAAGTTACCATATATGGTGCTAACCCAGTTGTCTATAATGGCACATTTACGGTTACATCACGTATTGACCAATTTACTTTCTCTTATCAGATAGCAACACCTACAGAGATAATTCCTACTGGTAATATTCTCTTATCTGTTGACTTAAACAGAGGTAAGTCTGATGTAGTATCAATAAACAAGGTTGTTAGTGAATTTACAACTAACATACAGAATGCATTTTTCAACGATAACTATGTTTATGTTGCTGCTTCTGGTTTACCCAACTATAAGATTGGTCCTTTCACTGGGTCAGCTCTCATCCCAGGAAACCAAAGGAAACTCTTAAGATTCCCCAGAACAGTACAAACCGTCTCAGAAAGACAAGCAGTTGCTCCAGGTACTCCAATAGGTAGTTGGGTCAACGGTGTTTCTATATGGTCATATAAGTCTCCAGACTATATTCAGTATGGTCCTTTAACCTCTATTAGTGTTACTAGCGTTGGTGAAGGATATGATGCAGGTGCTAAACCCAACGTAGAAATCACTGGGGGTGGTGGAACAGGTGCTGCTGCTGAAGTTATAGTTAATGGTAGTCTTTCATCATTTGATGTTATAGAACAGGGTAGTGGATATACAGAATCACCTTTAGTATCAATCGTAGGTGGCGGTGGTATTGGTGCTACTGCTCAAGCAGTTATTACAGGTGGTAGAGTAACAAGAATTTTAGTTGAGCAACCAGGTTCAGGTTATACGACTCAACCCCTAGTTTCTATTACTGGAGGTGGAGGCACTGGTGCGACTGCTACTGCCAGTGTCCGTGGACCTATTAGTAGTGTTAATATTACAAACTTCGGTAGTGGATATACTTCACTCCCTGACATTAAAGTTAACTCTGGTGAGAATGCTTTAGCACAACCAATCGTATTAAATGGTAGAATCGTTTCTATCGCTATTATTAACTCTGGTAATTCCTATACAACAGCACCTAATGTAATAATCAATGGTGATGGATTTGGTGCAATCGCTAAAGCAACTATCGGTACAATTGGTGAGGATAAAGGACGTGTATTAAGCGTTTCCATCACTAACCGTGGAATTGGGTATACACAAGGTTTAACAACCGTCAGACTCGAAGCAGTGGGTCAATTAGCGTCATTCCAACCTACAGTTTACCAATGGAATAGAAACCTTCAATATGAATTGGCAGATAAGTTTGATGGTGCAAGTGGATATGTATTTACTGGATTTAACAACCAGTTTGGTGGTGAATATGCTCACTTATCAGATCCTAAGGAATTAAGATATGTTGTTGGTGATAACGTATTCTTAAATCCTGTTACACAGAATTTCCAAGAAGTTGCTTCTAATTATGACCACTCACCTATTATAGGTTGGGCATTTGATGGAAACCCAATTTATGGTCCTTATGGTTACATTGACCCAACTGACCAGAATAGTGGTATCAGAAGGATGCGTACATCCTTCAAATTGAAGACTAATGTTGTATTTGATGCAACTACTAACCCTAACCCTTCTAGGGTAGATGGACCTCCTATTTCAACATATGCTGCTGGAACATTTGTTGATGATTACTACTATGATTTCCAATCTGGTGATTTAGACCAATATAATGGTCGTTTCTGTAAAACACCTGATTATCCAGATGGCACATATGCATACTTCGTAACTATCGATGCTAGTGACGCAGGTATTGCTGAATTCCCATATATCGTTGGACCTCAGTTTAACTCACTTCCAGATTCATGGAATTTGAATCAAGCAGCAACACAGGAGAATATTCCTGATGGAGTTGTCCGTTATAGAGATCCATATACTGATGTTGACATTGATATTGACCGTCAACCAAACCAGACTGCTGATGTCTTTACTACTGAGATAGAAGGTTATCCTATCATCTTTGAAATACAAGACTCTAATAATGATGGTTTGATTGATGCTAATGAGCAACAAGAATTATTAGAGATGTCTGAAGAGGCAACTCTACAAATATACGATTATTTCCCAAGAGTATCAGCAGAGTCTAGAGTTGATATTGAAGTTGAGACAACTACCCAATTTGAGAATGCTCAGATAGATGGATTCGTTGTTGAAAACCCAGGTGTTTCATATCAGGTAAATGACACCATATTCTTCGATAATGAAGGAACTGGTGGATTTGGTGCATCTGCTCTTATTGAATCTGTTAAAGGACAGAATATAATTGGTTATCAAAAAGAAATGATTGGTGACCGTCCTTACGGTGTAATTACTACTGATATAGAGCATGAATTACGTCAACAGGATGAAATCATTGTAAACTCACGTCCTGTTATTGATAATACTAATAAGACGTTTAGAGTTAAGGTTGTAGCGGGTGTTGAGAATATTGCTATAACTCAATCAGGTACTGGATATAATACAGATATTCCTCCAACATTTGAGTTAATTACTGCATCTGGACAAGATGCTGAGTTATCACTTGTATTAGAGAATACAGGTCAAGTTAATGCTGTTAATATCATTAACTCAGGTAATGGATACGATTCTGATAATCCTCCTCAGATTAGGGTATCACATCCACAACAATTCAAGAAAACAAGGTATTGGTTAGCTGAATATCAAGAAGCAACAGGTATAGTTAGTATCAATGATATTGTAACCACTGAAGAGCGTTATACTTATATTTGCGGTAGCATCACTGAGACAGATGGTGATATGGCAGCATTCCTTGCCAAGTTTGATGATTTAGGTCAACTTGTTTGGGAAAGAAACCTTCTTCCTCAAAATGCAGGTCAGAAGAAAGCAGAATTCATTAAGATTCTAGTTGACGCAGTTCCAGAGAATGACCTCATATATGTTGTTGGACATACTTACGATCCAAACAATTCAGCATATAATCCTGATATATGGTTAGGTAAGTATGAATCTGGATTTAATAATGCTAATGCACCTGATGGTATTCTTAAATGGCAGAAAGCGATTGCAGGTATCAGTGGTACTACAAGAAGGGATTGGGTAACTTCCTTAGCACTTGACCAGGAAGGTCGTATCTATCTTGCAGGTTATACAGATAGTAATTCCATAGATCCTAACGATATGTGGATTATCCAGTGTAACTTGGATGGTGACCTTGTAGAGAAGAGAAAGATTGCATCTGCAACTGATTCTGAAATGATTAATCAGATTCAGTGGATATCTGATGATAGATTCTTCATGGTTGGTCAAAATGACGAAAATGACGATTGTATCTTCGGTGTATTCTGGTTTGATGGTGCAAACCTTGAAATTGAATATATTCGCCAAATTCCAACAATAGGTGGATATGTAAGAAATCCTAAATTCACTATTGACGAATATGACGATGTAATCTTAGTTTGGGACGTATATAACGGTGCAGCACAGAAATACGATAAAGTCCAGATTAACAAGTTTCCATTATCTACAGCATCTACTTCATGGACATGGAGTAAGACTGTAACCATTAGTGGTAATATTGACGCTATTAGACATGCAGGAGTCAATGTAGATAAGTTTGGAAATTATACTTTAGTTACTGATGTAATAGAAGACCAAAATCAGAGATATGCGATATATCACTATATCAAGTATGATGGTAACGTAATTAAAGAATCTAAAGTTGATGATACTACAAGTATCGGATTCCAAGCTATAACTCACTCAGTTGATAACTCTGGTGATGTAATAATGGTTATTAACAGACAACAGTCTGACCAAATTGCAGCATATAGATTTAATGATGATACTGATTTAGATTACGACTTTACTAAGCAGAATAAGGCAGCAATGACCTTCTATTCTCCATCTGACGCATCATATGATTCATCATTCTATAAGTATGGCACTGGTGCACTTAAACTAAGTGCAGTTAACCCAGTTTCTCTTCCTAATCTTAATCTTGAGTCTAAAGAGTGGAGTTTCAGAGCATGGTTATCCATGAATTCTACTGCTCATTCTACAGACCATAAACCACTTCTTTGGGATATTCTACCAGTAGCAGGTGATTCAATTCAGGTTGAATTGGATGGTGATACTAATAGTGCAAACTATGAGAAAGTTATAATCTATGTAAACTCTGTACAGGTTGCAACTTCTCTTCTTGCTACTAACTGGACTGCATTTGCAGGTGCATCATGGGTGCATGTTACATTCCAGAAGAGAGAAGAATCATTAGGTCTTTATCAATATGAAGTCTTTATCAATGGTGCTTTAGTTTGTAACTTCCAATCAACATCTGATATCAGTGTTGGTAGTGCAGTCCTTTGTGGTAAGTCTGCTGGACCTACAGCTAACAATACATTCATTGGATGGGTAGATGACTATGTGATTGATGATGTTGCTCCATATCTTTCTGCTTATAGTGTGCCATCGGCCGAGATTGAAATTACTACTTCAAACTCTGATTCTGCCTTAGTTAAATTTGACAGAGAGCATACTAAGAGAGGAAGTTATGCACTTAGTGGACTAGACAATTATACACAATTAGACTTTACAGATAATGAGATTACAACTACATGGGTTGATGTAGGTCTATCTGCTATCAGTCCATGGACTGTTGGAGCAGGTGGTTTACAGATTCTTGATATGTCTCAGGTTGTTTCTAACCTGAATCCTGGCACATATACATTTACTTCTAATAAGTTTGAGTATGGTACTAAGACTTCTACAATACCATCTCCTCTAGGTAAGAAACTTATTATTGAACCTGAAGTAATCAGTAAATTCTATATTAGAGATGCTCTATATCAGAAGATTGATAATGTAATGGAATTCACCTTCAGTCAAGATGTTAAGTTGACTAAAGGATCAATACTTCAACAATTCAACAGCTCTGGTGTTACACAAGCATATGGTACTATTGTAAAAGTTCCAGAAGGAACTCTCCTGAATCCTGGATATGGTAATAAGTATCAAGTTGGTAAAATATATGGTACTTTTAATAACACTGACCGTTATAGGACAGTAGCAAATGATATTAACCAGATTGAAGGAACTTACTTTAATACAGAAGAAGAGGAATCACCTTGGCAAGCAAATACAGCATATACTGCGGGTGATAGAGTATACGCTGATAAGAAGATTTACGAAGTCCAAGCAACAGGTACTTCTGGTACTATTTCATTATCACATACATCTGGTGTTGCTAGTGACGGATTATTAAACTGGGCATTTATTGATGATGCAGGTAAGTTTACTATTGACTTAACACAACATCCATATCCTAGACCTCAGTGGGTTGGTATGGATATGCCAGAATGGTTACCAGATCGCTTATATGTTGAGGGACAAAGAGTATGGTGGAAACTTAATGTATATGAAGTAGCAGTAGGTGGTGCAGGTGTAGCAGGAACAAATGCTCCTGTGCATACTACTGGTGATGCATCTGATGGTGGTGTAACATGGACTCACGTTTCTACTGAGGAAGCAATCAGCGTCTATAGTAGATTGATGGGTTATGATATGGGCAATAATTATACGGTCCAGATCATGGAAGTCCATCCTGGTTCAGTATACATTCCAGATGACGTTGTTAGTTTAAATGCAGGAAATATAACTCTTGCTGAAGATGAAAAGAGTGTAGAGATATCTGGATTTGCTTCAGTTAAAAAGATTCAAGTTACTGCACGTTTAGAGAAAGATATAATTAGGACAAATGCTGTAAGGACAGAATTTGTTTATTGCACATCAAATACTGCTCATATGTTTAAAGCAGGTGATATCCTCTTTACTGAAGGATTCAGTACTGCACAATTCAATGGTAGTTTCTTTATTGACCAAGTAATTGGTAGTAGAGAATTTACATTTGCTATTAGAGATACTGCAAGTAGTGATCCTGCGTTTATTAATAATGCTCTTGGTGGTGTTAACATCTATGCAAAACACCCAACATTAGAGTTTACTAGAAATCATCAGTATGTCTTTGACCTATCTGACTCTTCTAACTTTGGATATTACTTATCATTCTCTCAAGATAACCAATACAAACTAGAATACTCATTTAACAACATTGAAAGAAATGGAACTCCTGGTATTGCAACAACACCAGCTCCAACAGTTCAATTCTCTGTATTAGGTGAAGTTACTAATATTTCCTACTACTTTGATCCATCAAGAACTGGTGCTGATTCACCAGTAGGTACAAACAGTTTTATTGATGTCATTACAACTCCTTTCGATGGTAGATTTACTATTTCAGAAGTACCAACCGATACATCATTCAAATTCCCACTCCTTAAGGAACCTGAAAGGACTAATGCTGAGGTTGGAGAAGATTATCTAGGTAATGATTATTCATACTATTCAACTACATCTGTAAGGGCAGTTGGACCTATTAATACAATTCAACTGGTTTCTCCAGGTGGATTCTATCAGAAGTTACCTATCATTAGTGATATTGCATCTTTCAGACAAATTGAGAAATGTGTAGTAGTAGATGGAGGTACTGAATATGCTCCAGGTGTTTACTATGATGTGCCTATTGCAGGAGATGGTGAAGGTGCTAAATGTACTGTTACTGTTGAAGTAGATGAGGAGATTGGATCAGGAACTATTACAAGTTGTGCTGTAACTGACCCAGGTAAAGGTTATACAACTGCATCTATTGATATTGACGCTATACCTGGAATATTAGGAGCAACTCTTGCTGGATCTGGTGGTAGTGTAAATGTTGTTATTCCATCAGAAGGTAGTGGTGCATCTGTATTCTTAACAGGTACTAATATTGGTAAGATTAAGAGATTAAAGAATAATGAATTTGGTTTCGGTTATTCACATGACTATACCTTAAAACCAGAGATTACCTTCCCTGTTAACTTACAACTCTTTAATACTTCAATACTAAGTCAGATTACCATAACTGACCCAGGTTCTGGATACTCATCAACTCCAGCTGTTGTAATCGAAGGTGGTGGTGGATCTGGTGCTGAAGCAGAAGCAATTATTAAGAATAATAGATTATCTGAGATAATAATCAAGAATCCAGGTGCAGGTTACTCATCTGAACCAACTGTTACTCTTAAATCAGAATTTAACTACGTTGTTAACTTAGACCTTAATTATCTACAGTTTAACTTCCCACATGGTATTACGTCAGGTGCAGAAGTTACATTTAGGGCAGAAAACGTAGGATCCACAACTGGCGAATTACCAAAACCATCTACCGCAGGTTTAACCAGTTTGGTGGAAAATCAGGTTTACTATGCTATTGCTGGTACAGCAGCAGGACTAGAGCCTGACCAATTAAGATTTGGTCTTACTAAAGCATCTGCATTAGCAGGATCTTACATTACCTTCTTAACACAAGGTAGTGGTCGTCAAGTCCTTTTAACTGAGGTATTCGGTGGTAAAGCAACTGCTGTTGTTGAAACTTCTAGATTCCTTGAAGGTGAAGATGTATATCAAGGATCTAATGTTGAAACTGCCACTGCTATGGGTACAGTTTCTACTAACACTGGTTGGCAGATAGGTCCTAAGATTCTTAAGATTGTTGATTATACTGGTGATTGGGCAGTTGGTGAGTCTGTAACAGGTACTATTTCTAAAGCATCTGGTGTTATTGATAACTTCTCGATTGCACGTGGTGTGTTAAATATCGGCTCCCTAACGAAGACACCAGGCCGATTTATTGATGACGTTGGTAAACCATCTGAGATTGTCCAGAAGATTCAAGATAGTTTCTTCTATCAAAACTTCTCTTACGTTGTCCAATCACAAATTCCTATCACAGAGTGGAAGTCTCAAGTATTAGAGAATAACCACCCAGCTGGTTTCAACATGTTTGGTCAGTTACAACTTACTGGTGGTAAGGACGTATCTGGACGTAAGATTGGTACTGAGTTTACTAAGAAAGTTAATATTAACAACTATAGTAATGTAAACCAGATTACATCATTTGGTGCTGCTCAACCAATCTATACTGACTACAACAATACTGAGGTTCTTTTCCGTAAGAAACGTCTAACATCTTCTGAGGAAATCTTAACTTCAATCGTTAAGAAACTTGATAATTTTGAGGATCAGTTTGATGGTATTAAGAAAGCATTCCCAATTACTGTTGAAGGTGAGCAGGTAATCGTTAAGCAAGATCAGTTGATGATTACACTTAATGGTGTTATTCAGGCTCCTGGTGTTTCTTATCAAGTTGTTGGTGGAGATTTAGTATTCTCTGAGCCACCAAGACCTCCTTCAAAAGTTAACTATAGAATCATTGGTGTTACACCTACTCCAATATACAGAATTGCTCTTTATAGTCCTGGTGGTAATGCAAACTATGGTATATTCCCAACTATAGGTCAGCAAGTACAAGGTGAATTTTCCGATGCTGTTGGAACTGTTATAGATTCAGGTACTAATCATATTGATGTTATCAATATCGTTGGTGGACCATTCCAACTTAACGAAGAAATTGTTAGAGGAGAAATCTTCTCAGCATTAGTCGAAACAGTTACTCAGGTTAATAGTGATACTATATTTGAATTTGGTGAAGCAATTACTAACCTTGAAGGTGATACTGCATATGTTGAAGAGACAAACGTAGATACTGATGGTAATGTTACAGATAGACTTGTTGTAAGTAAGACTTCAGGTACTCCAAGATTTGAAACTGGAATATATGACTTAAGACTTAACGAATACATTTATTCTGCATCATCTAAGATTGCAGGACAGATTACATACACTGCACCTTACTCAGACCCAATTAATGACGAAGTTGTTGATGAATTAATCATTAACCGAGGCACAACTTTCTTCGGACTACTATTTGAGCGTTTATTAAGTCTAACAAACCCAAATATCATTTTAGACAATATTTCGCAATCTTCAATCACTCCAACTAAGCTTTATGATTCTTCAAACAGAATTAACGCTGATTTCCTTGATTTTGAAGAAGTTAGGACTACAGAAGTTACATATTCACAATTAGCGAATGGTGCTTTTGCAGATGGTGATATTATCCGAAATAAGAAGACTTTCTACGGAAATCCAATTTCTGTCTTCCATGGAAACGCTGCAAACCGTTTCTTAGATGGTGGACGTAATATTGCGAATAATAAGCAAGAAATCATCGATTTTGCTGAAGCAAGCATTGCAATAGACTATCCAGACTATTATTTCCCATCTGACGTTATTACTAACGCTTGGAGTCGATTTAAAGATGCTTACAGGATGATTCAGAAGAATAAGGCATTAATCGTCGGAATGGCGTTTGATGACATGAAAACTCAATTCCCTTCATCTTCAATTCCTTCAGATGCGAAATGTAAGCGAGATATTGAATATTTCGTAGATGCAGTAAGTATTGACATGTATGCAGGTGGAAACCGCTATACACGTAAATTCTGTCAGCAATATTTCAATGAGGCTGGATCTTTCACTTATATCAATGCTCAAGCAACTGAGACCAAATGGGCTTACGAAAAAGCAAGAGATAGGATGAAAGTTGCTATTGCTAATGGATATTCAGGAACTATTAGTGCAGTAAACTCTGGAGACTCTTGGGTTGCATATCAGGACTTAACAATCACTGCTGACCCATCACCAACCAATCCTTACGGTACTGCAGGAACTAACACTTCAAATACTGATTCAGACAACTGTACTGATGTCCAATCTGCTATTGAGACATTACATGAAATAGTTGATGAAACATTAACTAATGGATCTCTAACTGAATTACCAGTTGAATCTGGTGGTACATATTCACCACACCAAGAGAAGTGCAGAAGAGACCTTGGATATTTCATTGATGCTATTTCTAATGACCTTAAGACTGGTGGTAACTATCAAACTGTCCTATTCACAAGATCATTCTTTGATGCTTCTGGCACACCTCTAACTAACGGAATTGTTGGTGAAGAAGCAGAAGCAGTCCATGCATTTACAACTGCTGGAACATTAATGCATAGAGCAATTAATAACTTAATGTATTGGAAGGATCTCAGTGGGGTTGGATATAACCTTAATGATCCTACTACTTACTCTGGTGGTGTTGCTCCTGCTAATACTTACGATGCAAACTATGCATCTGGTAATAATCAAGATATCAACAACTGTGCAAACGTTAAGTCTTATATTGATACGCTGAAAGCGATTGCTACGACTGCAATGACAGCAGGTAATCTTAGCAACGTTAATGCACTTGCATCCATCACAGATGGTACATTCCAAGATGGAGAAACAATTAGGACAACTAAATTTGCATATAAGAATAGAAGTCGTGGATTATTCGCTCTTGGAGATACAATCAAGGGTATTACATCTGGTGCTGTATTTGAAGCAATCGGTGCTAATGCAGGTTTAAAATGGATATTTGCTTCTAATGTTACTGGCACATTCCAAGATGAAGAATGGATAACCAATTCTACTTTAACTGCAACAAATTGCACCCAAAGTGTAATTATTAAGAAAGCAGAATTAGTAGGAGATAAATCTGTCTACAAACCTTCAAATGGACTTCTAACACAAACAGCAAGTGAAGATTTTGCTTTTGGAACTGGAGATTTCACAATCCAATCATGGATACGTCCTGCTGCTAATGTTGGCACACAATACCTATTTGACTTCAGAAGATTATCTGCTGCTCAAGGTTTAAACATTAGAATGGATGGTCAAGGTCTTAAGGTCTATAATGGCACAACCTTGATGGTAAGTGGTAGTGGTGATTTTGCAACAACTGGTACTTGGTATCACATCGCTATTGTAAGAAATTCTGGTGTTACTCAGGCATATGTTAATGGTGCTCAAATAGGGTCTAACTACGTTGATACTAACGATTATCTTTACAATGCTCCTCATATTGGGTCTGACTTTAACCAGTCATCTCATTGGACTGGACATATTGATAATCTTTGCATTAAGAAGGGTGTTTGTGATTTCATTACTGGATTTACTCCTCCTACTCAAGTTGACTTTACTGAAGATAATATTGTATTAGGTATCGATGGTGAAGGTCCATTCATTGCTTCTACTACTGAAGTATGGGCAACATACACTGGACAGAGAACATCATCTACAACTGCTAAGAGAGTTGATTATGATGGTTTAGCACTTATTGCTTCTGATATTGATACTGGTAGAAAAGAATTAAGAGATTGTGCTGAAATAATCGACCTTAACGGTGCATGGATTGCTGAGGAAGCAGTTGGTCGAATGAAGGCAGCATTCGTTGATTTCACCATTAGAGGTGACGATCCAGGAAATAATAGTTACGGTGGTACTAACCTTTGTATTAGGGATACTAAAGATTATATTCTTGGTGCTCTAATTAAAGACTTAAAAGAAGGTGGAGATTTCCATACAATCTATACTGCAAGGACATACCTTACTACAAGTGGTAAATTAGACCATATCACAGATGAGATTCTACAATCTCTCTATACATGGAATGAGGTATTTAAACTTTGTGAGACTGTTATTACAACAACATCTACTGACCTATCAGGTGAATATAGCACAAGATTGAGAATACCCAATAACTTCTCATCTCCTGCATCTTCTACTGTTACTGATGAGATTAAACTATTAGGTGATAATTTACTTAAAGTTGTTGCTCCTAATGACCAAAGATTCAGAGAAGGTGGATTCCAACTTTGGAAGAATAGAGATTATATTGCTGAAGAAGTAGCAGGATATATTCAAGACAAATATCAACAGGAGATTAATGAAGTAACATATGACTTCCTTGAAATGCCTGGATATGGTCAACCCTACTGTGAACGTGATATCAAAGAATTTATTCTTCCTGCTGTAATGGCTGATTTGGTCACAGGTGGTACATATCAGACTGAAGCAGTTATTGACAAGTATCTTGATAGTCAGAATAAGGTAATACATGTTGATGAAGAATTAAACCCAATGCTTGATGCATTTGAGTATTGTAAGATGCTCTGCATGAAGGCAGTTAATAACTTACTATTATCAAGTGGTGAAGCAGCTGCTGAGTTGGGTGTCCCAACATGGGTACAAGAAGAGTATTATGCACCTCAGTGGACTGCTAGAGCAGCATATAGAGATGATACTATTGTCCTTGATACAGAAGGATATCCTCAGGCAGGATCTAGACAAAACAATGACAGATATCTTGATGCTGCTGACCTAATCTGGAAGAATAGACACGTCATCGCTAAAGAGTGTGTTAGCACTATGAATGACTTGTCCAAGTATGAGAATCTAAACATTCCTGGTGGACATGTTAACTGTGAAGATGATGTTTTAGATATGATTGAAGCAATGGTACATGACCTTCGCTTTGATTGTAACGAGAAGACATATGATGCTGCTGCATTATACATTGAGACTGAAAATAACTCACTTAAGCATATTGAGGGTGAGTGGGAAGCATCTATAACTGTAGTTAAGATTCTAAGAGATATTACTTCTCTAATAATGCGTAATGCATTTGGTAGAGATTATGAAGAAGGTGGATCCCCTGATCAGAAACCAGTTGAATCTTATGAGCAAAATCCAAGAATTGACCTTTATAAGAATTGTGGTGATGCGATTGATGGAAACATCAGATATATCGCAGAGCAAGCAGTTGCAGCTGGATTAGTCCAATTCCCTAACCTTAATATTCCTGGTGGTCCTATTAACTGTGTCCATGACGTTACTGATATTCTTAGAGCATTAGTATTCAACATCAAGTATGGTGGTAATAACTGGTTACAATATTCTACTGAATTCTATGCAACATATTCTGGTAATTTAGACCATGTTACTAATGCACCTACTGAAACTAATTGGATAATGAATAAAGCACGTGATTTTGCAATCCGTGCAATGAAGGGTCAGATTATTACTAATGAAGCAGGACATGTAGTAGACCAAAGATTCTACGATGCAGTGCCAAGACCTACTACAACTATGGTCACAACCAGTGTATTAACTGGTGCACCTGTTACTGACAATTATAATAATCTTGTAACAAGATCATTCAAGTTTGGTGAAGATAAGATTTCTACAACTGATACTGGCACAGGTATCATACCTGATGAAGATGCTGTATTCAGTGTTGTAACTAAACTACCTTCTAGTCCAATAGATTGCTGTCTATTTGAAGCAGGTGGTGGTACATCTGGTGTATGGTTTGGTATCAGAGATGGTGGTACATGGTTGAGATTAAGAGCTGGTAATGGTACTAACTCATATACATCTGGAGCATCATATACTGCTGATACTGGTCTTGCAATGCTCGACCTACAGATTAGTAACCTAACACAATACTTTGATGATGGTGACCATGAATTAGTATGGCAGATTGTTATTGGTGGTAACCAAACAACTGGTGCAGGTAGTGTTACTCTTTGGATTGATGGTCAGCAGGTTGGACAAGCAACAACACCTGGTGGTGGTTGGACAGGTTTAACTGGAGCATCTGGATTATTTGCTAATACTCAGTGGGCAGGATTCGGTGTTTCTAATGGATCTTTGGTAGCAGGAGAAGCAGCAACTATTAACACATTTACAGTTAATGTTGGACCTGCTCCTACTATTGCATATGATATAACTGCTGCTGATTACGATTCATCTACAGGTGATTTAATATTAAATGTTGGTAATCATAATCATACTCCAGGAACATTCTTGAGGTTGATTTCTAACTCATTAACATTTACATGTGACCAAGATAATCATGCTTCTAATCACACTTATCCTAGATCTGGTGACCCCGCAGGTAATACTGCTGTAGAGGTATTAGATGTAGGTAGAACTGAGCATACTGCAACTGCTGCGTCATACGATCCTAACTCAGGAATAATGAATATGACCATAGAGCAGCATGGTATGACTGCATCAACATCTCATACTGCTAAAGATGCTGCATATGACCCAGATTCAGGTGTCCTAACAATTACTCTTGATGACCATGGATTTAAGACAGGTGACCAAGTTAAGATTCATAATGGATCTCTAATCTTTACATGTGCTCAAGATAATCATGCTACTAAGCATGGATATCCTAGACAGAAAGATCCAGCTGGTGACCAGTGGTTATTAATAGAAGAAGTTACACCAAATACATTTAAAGTTAATGTTGGTGCTACACCTAAAGTTGAGTATAATGTTTCCGATGCAGTATATGACCAAAATGATGGTGAATTAACTCTTGATATTGGTCAGCATCGTTTCGTTGGTGCTTCAAATCATGTTGCAACATTTGCTGAATATAATGCAGATAAGGGAACATTAAAACTAACAGTATCTGGACATGGAGTTATAGTTGGTGACCAGATTCAGATCATGGAAAATTCCATGACATTTACTTGCTCAATGGATAATCATTATACTAACCATGTATATCCAAGAAGCACTGACCCATGTGTAGGTCAATGGTTAGATGTTATTGAATCTGATATTCCTGGTGGAACATTTACAGTTAACGTAGGTCAATCTCCTATAGTTGGTTGGGATCCATCTGATGCAACATATAATGCTGAGACAGGTCATTTAACACTTGAAATTGGCAATCACTCTCTTGCAGTTGGTACTCATGTGAAACTATCACAAGAGTCATTAAACTTCACTTGCTCAATGGATGACCATGCAACGATTCATAGTTATCCTAGAGATACAGACCCAACTCATAATGAACCAATACAAATTCTTGCAACCACTGCTACTTCTATAACAGTACCAGTTGGCACAACTCCTACAGTTCAATATACTCCAACAAATGCAACATTTAATCCTGCTGATGGTCTATTAGAATTAACATTAGATAGAAAGCATACATTCCGTCCTGCTACTATTCATAACATTTCTGGTGGTGAATATAATGGATCTACTGGATTAATGAGAGTTACAGTTGCTGACCACGGATTCTCTAATGGTGATTTTGTTAAGATTGCTGATGGTGGAATTACATTCTCATGCACAATGGATGGCAATGCATCTAACCATGCATATCCAAGACCATCAGACCCATATTCTAATAAATGGTTAGCAGTTAGAAATGCATCTAAAGATTCATTCGATGTATATGTTGGTAGAACACCTGAGTTACCATTTACAATAACTGATGCTACATTTGTACCTTCTACAGGTCATATGAGAGTATGGATTGGTGACCATGATTTAGTTGCAGGTGATTATGTAAGAATGACAGAAGAGTCAATCGGATTTACCTGTTTATTAGATAATAATATTTCCAAGAAATACTATCCTAGGTCATCTGGATCTAACTACGTTGGTAACGGTGGTGCTGACCCATTCTGGAATAAGAGAATCCAGATTGCATATGCAGGTATGCCTTTAACTGCTACTACTGGCACATCATATAATCCTACAACTGGAGTGATGACCATCGCTACTGATGCTCCTCATGGAATGAGTGACGGTGATGAAGTTAAGATTGCAACTGATTCATTAGTATTCACTTGTTTAGAAGATAACAACCAAACAAATCATACTTATCCTAGAGCAACTGATCCATTTAATGATAGATGGATGAGAGTTTCTAATACATCAACATATACATTTGATGTCCAAGTATTGAGTTATGCTCCATCAACTAACTCAACAACTCATACATTTGTCCAAGCAAATGTAAATGGAATCACTAAGAAGGATGGCACAATTACTCTTGATGTAGGTGCATCCTCAGATACTACTGCTCATACTTACACTCCAACTCCTGGTTTAACTCCAACTGCTATTACTCATAATCCTGTAACAGGTATTATGGATATCACAGTTGAAGGACACAAATTAATGGCAGGTGACTTTATTAAGATTGCTGATAATTCATTGACATTTACTTGTGCAATGGATAACCATGCAACTGACCATGTATATCCTCGTCCTGCTGACCCAGCTAGTGGATCATGGTTGAAAGTTTTAACTGCTACTACTGATACATTTACAGTACAAGTATTAAAAGATATACCACAGAGTAATACTACAACTCATCTATTCAAGTCTGCTGTTGCTGAATGTATTACAAAATCTGTTATTAAAACTGGTGGTGTATATGACCACACTTATGTAACATCTGCTGTTGGTGCTTTACGTCATGCAGGTGATAGTGTAAGACTTGCTCCTGATGCATTGACATTCCGTTGTGATGCTGATGGTCAAGCATCTGATCATGTATATCCTAGATCTGCTACTACACAACATACACCTTCAGATGTTGTATATAATCCTAACACTGGTAACCTTAAGTTTACAGTTAATAATCATGGATTCTTACCACATTCATATGTCAAGATTGCTGATAACTCTCTAACATTTACATGTGCTAAGGATGACAATGCTACTGGACATTTATATCCAAGACCTACTGACCCTATAAGTGGTAAGTGGGTGATGATTAATGATGTAAGTGCGAATACATTCACTGTTGAAGTATTAGATGTAATTCCATCTACAAATACTACAGTCCATACATTTGTATCTGCAACTTCTAACTGCATTACACATAAGAAAGACCACTTCTATGATACAAATATTCCTATCTACGAAGTAGGAATGACATCATCTACACCTTCTAATGTTTCTTATAATCCAACATTAGGTGAGATGGTTGTTACTGTTAATAATACTCTTACTGGATGTAATAAGATTACACCTGATAGTGCTACCTATTATCCTGCTACTGGTATTCTAAGAATACAGATGAATGGTCATCCTGTTAAGAATGGTCAAATGGTTTGGTTACAAGATGGAGCATTTACATTCCGTTGTGACGAAGATGGTCAAGCATCTGATCATGCTTATCCAAGACCTTCTGATCCTGCAAGTAATAAATTCCTTAAAGCATTTAATGTTGGCACAAATACTATAGATGTTAACGTAGGATACTTTGAAGGACAAGGTGCAATTTCTAACCAAACAACTCATGTATTCCAGAGTGGTGCAATGAATGGAGTATGGCATGCAAATTCTTATGTAATGTTTGAAGAGAATGCTGTTACATTCCAGTGCACTAAGGATAACAATGCAACTAATCATTCATATCCTAGACCTTCAGATCCATCATGGAATAAGTGGTTACCTGTATTCAATACTTCCTCTGGACAGTTTAGTGTTAAGGTTGGTAAGTCTGGTATTAATGACATTTACGATCATACTTTCGTTTCCTTTGCTACTGATGGTCTTAAGACACAAACTGGCACTATTAAATTAGATGTTGGTAATGGTCAAATTACAAACCCAACAACTCATGTATTCCAATCTGCTAATGCTAATTCTTTAATTGGTGGTGGTGAATATACACACGACTTCAAATCAACAAATTCAACATACACTGTAACGGATGCTAACTATCTTCCTGCTACAGGTATAATGACTCTTACAATTCCTAATCATGGATTCCAAGATGGTGAGAGTATTAAGATTGCTAATGATTCATTAGTATTCACATGTCTTCAAGACGCAGGTGGAACTGAGCACAGTTACCCAAGATATACAGACCCTGTTGCAGATAAATGGATTAAGATTCATAACTGCACAGATGATACATTTGATGTCCAAGTACTAGAGAATATTCCATCAACTAATACAACTCTTCATACATTCAAACGTGCATCTGCTAATGGTGTAACAAGAGCAGTATTAGCAACTGGTGGTAACTACACTCATAAGTTTATTGCTCCTGCACAATTAACTCCAACTAACGCAGTATACGATCCATCAACAGGTGTGATGACTGTAACTGTTACTAAGCATGGATTGAAGAATGGCACAAGAATTAAAGTTGAAGATGGATTCGTAACATTCACATGTGGTCAAGATAGTAACCAAACTAATCATTCATATCCTAGGGCATCTGACCCATTTAGTGATGAGTGGATGAAGGTATCTAACGTCACTACTGACACATTTGATATTCAAGTATTATTCAATATTCCATCTACAAATACTACACCTCATACATTTGTATCTGGTAAACCTAAGAGTATAACTGTTGCTACTTTAATGAAGGGTAATGACAGTATTAAGATTGCTGACAATGGTTTAACATTCACATGTAGTAAAGATGGTAATTCTACTGAGCACACATATCCACGTCCTAATGTTGACCCATCATGGAATAATTCTCTAAGGATTGTTGATGATGGTGTATCACGTCATACTCCAACAGATGCTTCTTATACTCCTACAACTGGAGTCCTAACATTAACAGTACCTAATCATGGTTGGTCTAATGGTCAGTATATTAGATTAGAAGATTATGCATTAGATTTAACTTGCACCATGGATGATGGTAGTGAGAATCATGCATACCCTAGAGGCACAGATCCTATTAGTAATAAGTGGTTAGAAATTTCTAACGTAACTACATCTACATTTGATATTAATGTAGGCACTACACCTTCTGTCCAGTATACTCCTACTGATGCTTCTTATGACCCATATTCAGGTCATATGGAATTGAATATTGGTGCTCACCCACTTAAGGTTGGTCAAAGTGTTAAACTTGCTGATGGTGCTGTTACCTTTAGTTGTGACATGGACATGAATGCATCTAACCATGCATATCCAAGGACAACTGTTGACACATTTACTCCAACAGCAGGAGAATATGATGGCACAACTGGTTATCTAACATTAACTCTTAATGGTCATGGATTTGATAACGGATCATTAATTAAGATTGCAGATAATGCTCTTACTGCCACCTGTGAAATGGATGGTAATTCATCAGGTAAGACATATCCAAGATCAACAGATCCTATTAGTGGAAAATGGAAACCTGTAGAGAATGCAACTGAAAATACATTTGATATTTTTGTTGGTAAGACAGAATTCAAGAGTTTCGATCCACAGCAAGTAGATTATAATCCTGCTACAGGTAATATGGTAATCACTGTTGGTCCTGACCACGGTATTACAACTGCACATAGTGTTTACATTAATCGTGAATCAATGTGCTTCACTTGTGCACAAGATGGTCATGGAAGTGACCACTTCTATCCACGTCCTAATGGTAGTGGTGGTGCATCTGGTGATGACCCTGCATATCAAGCGGCTGTTGCTGTAACTGCTGTTGATGATAGCACTATAACAGTTAATGTTAACCCATCACCTTCTGGAGCATCTAATCATGCTCATATCTTCAAACCTGCTGTAGGTTTAACTCCACAGAATGTGACATATAGTGGTGTATCTGGTGTGATGACTGTTACCTATGCAAGTCATGGCATGATAACAGGTGAGCAGATTATGTTTGAGGATAATTCCTTAATCTTCACATGTGGTAAAGATGACCATGCTACTGAGCATGCTTATCCAAGACACGGTGACCCTGCAAGCAACAGATGGTTAACAATTACAAGAATTGATGACAATAGATTCACTGTTAAAGTTTTAGATGAAACTCCTTCTACTAACACTTCTGCTCATACATTCAAGTATGCTAAAGCAGGTGCAATGAAGAGAGGATCTATCAGAGCAGGTGGATCATTTGCACATACATTTACATCATTCGCATCAGGTGGTGTATCTCATAAGAGAGATAGAGCATATGACCATTCTATAGAAATTAAGAAAGTTGGTCATGGTGAATATACTGCTACAGGTGCAACATATAATGCTGAGACAGGTGTCCTACAATTAACAATTAATGGTCATCCATTTGCTAATGGCAACATGATTAAGTTGAAGCCTAATTCACTAATCATGACTTGTGATATGGATAACAATGCTACTAAGCACTCTTATCCTAGAAAGACAGATTTTGCTTATGATAGATGGTTAGAAATTTCCAACAAGCAAACAAATACTATTGATGTTAACGTTGGTAAAACACCTCGTGCTAACTACCTAGTTTCTGCTGCCACATTTGACCCAACATCAGGTGACATGGAACTTACTATTGGTAAGCATGGATATCATGGTGGCACAACACATACAGTAACTAATGGTACCTATGATGCTATAACTGGTAAGATGGTTATCACAGTTCCTAATCATGGATTCATTATTGGCGACAGAGTTAAGTTTGTAGATAATTCAATTTCATTCAAGTGTGGTATGGATGGATATGATGTTGTTAAATCTTATCCAAGACCAACTGACCCTGCACATAACACATGGTTAGAAATTGATGATATAACACTTCATACATTCTCTATTAATGTTGGTACATCACCTAAGACAACTCATAACGTAACTAACGCTAATTACAATCCTACCAGTGGTGTAATGGAATTAACCATTGGATCACATAACTTGGATGTTGGTGATAGTATCAAACTTAAGCCAAATTCATTAACATTTACTTGTGATTATAATGGTGATGGTCAGACAACTCAGAAGACATATCCTCGCTCATCTGGTGCTGCTACTGCAAACGGTAAAGACTATGCTTATGATGCAGCATTGGTTATTACTGCTAAGACAGGAACATCAATCACAGTTAACGTTAACGGTGGTCAGGGTGCTATTACTGACGTAACTACTCACACATGGGCTGGTGGAACATCAGCAGGTGCTGTTATATCTGGTGGTGGTTATGCACATCAATTCTGGTCTGCTGCTGCAAACGGACTTCAGAGAGCAAACGAATCAGTTTACATTGAGAATGAGTCATTAGTATTCAAGTGTAATAATGATGGTTATGCTACTGAGCACAAGTATCCACGTGCTAATGGTCAAGGTGGTGCTACTGCTGATGACCCATATTATGATACTTCAGTTCCTATAGTTTCTGTAGGAGATGAAACTATTACAGTTAACGTTGGTAAATCTTCAGATACATCAACTCATCTATTTGTAAGGTCTGAAAATGCATTCGATGTTTCTGGTGCATCCTTCGTACCTGGCACAGGTGAATTAACAATCACAATGCCTAGTCATCCATTCACCTCAGGTGATAAGGTTATGCTTAAGGATCAAGGATTCACATTCACTTGTCAAGAAGATAATGACCAAACAACTCATTCATATCCTAGAGCATCAGACCCTGCTTCAAATAATACTTGGTTGACAGTTACTGTTGTAGATGCATCTAACTTTAAAGTTAACGTTGGTACTTCTTCTAACACTACAACTCACACATGGGTATCATCATTACCTGGTGCTGTTATAAGAGGTGTAATTAGAGGTGGTGGAGTTTATGCTCATACCTTCGATAGTTTCGTTGATGGTGGAGTACAATGGAAGAATTCTACTATTAGTCTTGACGTTGGTGAGTCACCAGCTAAAGGATATGGTGTTAGTGGTGCAACATTTGTACCTGCCACAGGTCTATTGACAATGACAATCGGCAACCATCAGCTTAAGACTGGTATGTATGCCAAGATTGCTAACAAGTCAATGGTATTCCGTTGCGACCAAGACTCACAGCAAACTGACCACGTATATCCACGTCCTAATGGATTCAGTGGTGCTACAGGTAATGACCCTGCATACAATAATAGAGTTGAGATTACTGCTGTTACTGCTGATAGTATTACAGTTGATGTTGGTACATCTTCTAACACTACAACTCATTATTTCCAAAACGCTAATAACGTTTACACACCAACTTTTGCATCATATGACCCAACATCAGGTTTAATGAATATCAGCATTCCTGGTGACACTAAAAACGTTACAGGTGCTGCATACAACCCAACTTCTGGTACATTAGAATTAACAATCGGTGCTCATACTTTAACTACAGATGATGTAATTAAGTTGAAGCCTAATTCATTAACATTCACTTGTGATTATGGTGGAGATGGAAACGTAACTCAGAAGACATATCCTCGTGCACAAGGTGCATCTACTTCTGATGGAAAAGATTATGCATATGATACTGCATTAGCAATTACTGCTGTAGACCAAGCAGGTGGCACAATCACAGTTAACGTTAACGGTGGTCAGGGTGCTATCACTGATACTACTACCCATACATTCCAATCTGCACTTGCAGGTGCTGTTATCGTTGGTAACGGTTTCATAGATGGTGAGTATATTAAGATTGCTGATGATGCATTTAAGTTTACTTGTGATAAGGATAATAACGTTACATATCACGATTATCCAAGAGCATCAGATCCATCAAGTGGAAGATGGTTGAAGATTTCTAACTGTAATGTTGATACATTCGATGTCCAAGTATTACAAAACGTACCTTCCACAAACACAACTGATCATACATTTGTATCTGCTGTAGCATCTAGTATTCAGAGGTCTGTTGTTACTATCGGTGGTGAGTATAATCATACATTCGTATCTGCTGTTAGTGGTGGTGTAACTGCGGGTGGAAACTATACACATACATTTGCATCTGCTAAGCCAAATTCACTACACAGACAGAGTGGTAAGATTACAGTTAATGTAAATGTTGCTGCTACTGCTGACCTATATGACCATACATTTGTTAGTGCAATTCCTGGTGCTGTTATAGCAGGTGGTAATTATATGCACTCATTTGTATCTGCTGCCACAGGTGGAATTGAGAAAGCAAATTCATATATCTTGATAAAAGATGGTGCTCTTAACTTCACATGTGATTTAGATGATTATGAAACTGAGCACTTATATCCTAGAGATACAGACCATGCAAGTAATGAATGGTTGGCAGTATCTAATGTCACTGTGGATACATTTGATGTCCAAGTATTGAAAGGAGTCCCATCATCATTCTTAGGTAAGCATACATTTGTATCTTGTGCTGAAGGTGGTATATGGAAGCAAGACGGTACTATTAAGATTAACGTTGGACCTTCACCTGCGGGTAACACATATGCTCACAGATTTGTAAGTGCTAACTCTGGTGCTTTAATACAGGGTGGTAACTATAGACATAACTTTGTATCTGCTGCATCTGGATGCATCAAGGTAACAAATAGTGGTGCTACATTAACACCTACTGATGCATACTACGTCCCAACAACAGGTAAGTTAACTCTAACTGTTGCAGGTCATAGTTTAACAACTGATGATACTATTGAAATTGATACTAACGGATTAACATTCACATGTAGTCAAGACCAGAATGCAACTAACCACACATATCCTCGTGTGACAGACTATGCTGACGGTAAGAAATTACATGTCCAAATGTCTAACTCATGGGCATGGCCTACTCAAGATTTGAAATACTTCAGGTCACGTCAGGTATCACAAAACTACACAGGTACAGAAGGTGCTCCAGTAGAAACTGAGATTACACAACTCATACAATTTGTAACTGATGGACTTACTAATCCTAACACAGTTGCAAGTAGGTCTTACGTCATGCCTACTGTATGGCCTGTTAAGTATACTCCAGAAGTTGTAGTAAGAGATCTTACTATTCAATATGATACAGCACAGGGTGGACAAGGTAACCAAGGTACATGGAATCAAACATGTCAAAACGTTGCTTCAACAATCGCTACTGTTGCTGATATCTACATTCAAACAATATCAGAGGCAGCAAATAATAATGTTAACTACTTAACTTCAAACGTTACTAAGACATTCCCATTCAATAGCAACACAATATATCAAGATGGCACATGCTATAACGTAACATCTGCTATTGATACGTTGTTTGATATTATGAAGCATACACTTGGTGCTGGATCAAATAACTCCAAGAATATCGCTAACATGATACTCTTCAATCAGCAAGCAATAGCAGGAAGAGCATTTGGTGAGACACAGGAAACATGGCCTACAACTAATCTAACTATTGACTTTGCTAATGATGTCCTTGCAGCAGTACGTTATGACTTAGTAACTGGTGGTAACTCAGGTGCATTTGAATTAGCACAACAGTGGTTTGACGGTGAAGGTAACTTCATAGCATTCCCAACCGTAGTTAGGACACACATCTTATATTGTTTAACAAGAGTTAGAGAATATATTAAGAGTGTTATGTATCTTGTTGGTGAAGATGCTGTATGGAATAATTACGATGTATATGTCCCAGAAGGAAGACTTGAGTGGAATCAAGAAGCAGTTGAATTTATGGTTGACTCTTCACTTAACCCACTTGAATTTGCTTTAGAGAGAGGAGAATTCCCAACAGAAGCAAGAGTCCAGTGGATTGCATCTAGTGATGCTGTTAACCGTGTTACAAGGAATGAAGTAGGTTGGGATTATAACACTGACCCTGCATTGGTTACTCTAACTCCTGAAGTTGAAGTTGGATATGACCGTGCTGAATATAGAATAAGAATTAATCAACCAAACAACTTCCGTCGTGGTGATGTGTTAAGTTACATTCCTACTGGTGGTCAAGCTCTTAGTGGATTGACAAATCAGGATTATTTCTACTGTCTAACTGCTACTGCTCAGTGGTTTGAAATAGGTGCTTCCTATATCCACGATGGTAGATTTAGATTACTACAAGTAGATACATCTAACTCAAGCACACAGGTATTCCAAGTAATGCAGAGAAGTGGTATTTCAAGGACTGCTCCTACATACCCAGTTGATATGTCCGATACTCCAATACAAGGTGGATTCAATCCTGCTGACGTTGTATATGGGTCAACATCTGGATCTAGTGCTGAGGTATCAAGTGTCCTTACTAATGAAGGTAAGATTTATAAGATGTATACACACTATGATTTAACTGGTGTATCACAATCGGCTGGCACATACGAAAACTTCATTAATGGTGAGACTGTCCAAGTTCAAGGTGCAACTTCTAATACTGGTTTTGTATTACAGACTGCTGCAACAGACGAGGACACAGGTGAATCTATCCTTAAACTTAACTCCATCGCAGGTGCTATTAACTTGAATGATGTTGTTGAGGGTGTAGATAGTGGCACAACTGCAACAGTTGGTACTCCATCTGAAAGATTCTTACTTAACGTTACATCTGGTGCATTCTCAGCAGGTGACTGGTTCTTCGAGGAAGGTGCTAACACTGAAGCATACATGGATGCTTATGTTAATAAGTCTGGTTCTCTAACTGGTAATGAAGGTGGTAGAATTACAATCGATGTTGAGACCATTGACAATCAGTGGACTCCTGGTGATATTATCTACGGTAGTGTTACTAACTATATTCTTTCAGTTAAGGGTATCAGTGGTACACAAATTCAGTTGAATCAGTGGTTACACGGTAGAGTAACCTATGAATTAGACCTAGGCGTACCTATCGTTGATACTGGTATCTCCGATACATTCAACGTTGGTGATGAGGTTACACTTCTACAAGGTACCGTCCAGAAGAATCCAGGTTGGACTGCTACTGTAACCAAGTATATTAATGGTCTAGGATTAGATCCAGGCGAGCCTAACTATGGTATTCATAAAGTTTGGATTGGTAACTTAGTTCCTGTTGGAGCAGGTGCTGATATCTCTGAGGTAACTCAAGGAATTAATACTCTTGGTAAGATTCAATTAGGGTCTAATTTCCCAACAATATACGCACAGTGCACAAACGTAACTACAACAAATTACTCATCTTATGCAAGAGTAGTTGCTATAGAGCAAGCAGGTATTACTGCTGAAATTTGGGTAGAGAATGCAGTTGGTGATTTTGTTGATAATATGTCACTTGTATCTGACTATGGATGGGGTGGTGCTGTTACTTCTGCTAGGACACTAGAGGGTAGAGTTGACAGATACTTCAGAGGATTTGATGGAAATCAAACAATATTTGACTTAACCATTTCCAATGGTGAAGCATACTTCCCAGATCCAGCTGGACATCTATTAGTATTCGTTAATGGTATTCTACAACCTCCAGGTGGTGCTAACTCTTATGTTGCATACTCAGATAAGATTCAGTTTGCTGAGCCTCCTGAGATTGGATCACAATTCGTTGGATACTATGTTGGTAAATTACGTCAGTTAGATGATATCAGTTATGAGTTTGACTCATTGAGATCTTCCTTCAACCTTAAGCGTCAAGGTTTATTCTACTCCTTAACACTGACTGAAGGTGTATCTTCTAACGTTATACGTCCTGAGAATAACATTATCGTATCACTTAACGGTATTATTCAGGAACCAGGTCTAGCATACGAGATCGTTGGTTCACGTATCATCTTCGCTGAAGTCCCACGTGCGGGATCAACCTTCGTTGGTTTCTCATACATTGGTAGTGATGCTGACGTTATCGCAGCAACAGTCGTACCTCCTGTTGAGGCAGGTGACCAACTCTTTATCGAGGGTGAGGAATTTAATCGTGAAGTTGCTCTAATTGAATCTTCCAACTCCTTGATTACTTTTGAGTATACAGGATCAGTTAAGGGTAGAAATGCTGCTGCTATCGCTGAGATAACCTCTGGTAAGATAACAGGTGCTAACCTAACCAACTCTGGTGATGGTTATACTTCACGTCCTAACGTTGACGTTATATCTTCCTCTGGATTTGATTCTCGCATCAAGGCATTGATGGGTATTACTAGAATTGATGTTAAGACACCTGGTGTTGGATACTCTATACCAAATGTTGCTATTGATAACGTAGTTCCAGATGATTTCACACCTCCAGAAGGTGCACCAATTAACGGTGGATTTGATGTATTCGCAGGTGAAGGCACAGATGCAGGTGGTGGAGGTACCACAATCGAATCTGGTACAATAGCAATTCTTCAGGATCCAGTTAACGTTACTGTTAACCAAGGTCAGAATGCAGCATTCACAGTTGTCTCTAGTGTAACTAACGACCAGACAATGAATTATCAGTGGCAGAAGAAGGAGTATGGTACACAGACTTGGAGCAACATCATTGGTGCTAACCAAGCAACATACAATACTTCTATCACACAACAAGCAGATGATGGTGACGAATATAGAGTCGCTATCACAGCAGCAGGTGCAATCCCAGTTTACTCACTCTCTGCTACATTGAGTGTCCAGACTGGTGCTACTATCTTGAGTAACTTCACTCCAGACCTTATCTTTGACGACAACTAAATAATCTCATGGCAGGTACCGCATCATTTAACTCAGCAACCCAGATACTTACTGTAGCAGCAGATGGATTACCATCTCCTGTTGCTTCTGGTGTGTTCCCTAATGATAATAACTCCAATACAATTACAGAGCAGGACTTTGATCATGACTTCCTATACCGTGGAGGAACATTTGGACCTACTAGGACTTTTAATTCTAATCAGTATACGCATGACGGTTTCATTAGGTCGATATCGTTAATCTCTAGTGACTTAAATGTCTTTACTGGTAACTTTATCCAACCTGGCGATGAAGTTTTATTCGTATTCAGTGATGGTCTGAAGAAAAGATTTATCTATAGAGGTACAACTTTTACATCTATAGAAGGAGAATTCTGGTTAGCAACATCAGATAGACTTGATTTGATTATGGATACACAGGAAAATACTCCTGTGTCAGGAACATATGAATATTTCGATGCAAGAAATTCCAGATCTGCTACACCTTTAGGTGCTATAGGAATTGCAGGTAACGGAGTTACTATTTTTAACCCATCAGCAGGTGGTGGACTTAACCCTCCTCCTGGTTTTCAGTGGATAGCAGCAGGAGAGAGTCCTTTTGTTGATTCTGGAGAAGATTCCTGTGGTGGACACCCAGAAACAACTGGTCAGTATCATTATCACGACCCACATTTCATAGATTGTTGGAATGCTAATGGTGCAATGGCAGGTTATAATGATTATTATGGGTCAACACAGTTTAATGGTGATAATTTAAGACATCCAGACGGTCATTCTAAGATTTTAGGCATAGCATTTGATGGATTTCCTATTTACGGACCCTATGGATATAGCAATCCCTTTGATAATGTTAGTGCACCTCGTGTAATGAGGACTTCATATCGTGTTAGAGACGTTGAAATACCAGGAAGACCTGATTATGGCAACTCATCTGACAACCCTCCTGCTGGAACCTTAATGGAGGACTGGGAATTTGTTGAAGGTGTTGGTGATTTAGACACTTGTAATGGTAGATTCTGCACTACACCTGAATATACAACAGGAACTTATGCATATTTCGTCACTGTAGATGAAAATGACACCGATGTTGTTAAATTTCCATTCATTATTGGTAAAACAACTAGAGAAACTATTGATACTACCTTTACTAATGAGCCTGTACAGGGTGGTGCACAGTTACCAGAGGTCACTATTACTGTTACAGTGGGCACAGACTCAGTAAATGGTCAAGCAACAGGTGTATTCTACTTCAATGGTGTTGAAAAACCTGCTAATTTCGCTCTTGAGAGAGAAACTACGAAGTATATCTTCAATCAAGATGATGATTCTAATGCAACCTTCGGTGATACTTACCATCCTTTGATGGTATCTCCTGGAGAAGATGGTGAGTTAGCTGGTTACGACCATTATATGATGGGTATTACCTATAAATTGGATGGTGTACCTAAGACTATGATGCAATATCATATGGGATTCGAGGCAGCAACCACTCGTAGAATGGAATGGGTTGTACCTGCCACTGCACCTAACTTACTTTGGTATTGGTGTCATTTCCATACAGGTCAGGGTAATAGTTTTGCTATCTCTGGTGGCACAGTCATCCCAACTCTAGCATTTACACTACAACCACAGAATGTAACTGTAAGTAGTGGTGCAACTGCAACATTTACTGTCCAAACAGAGATATCTCCAGAAGACGGACCAGTTACTTATCAATGGTATAGGTCTACTGACGGTGGATTTGCATTCAGTGCTGTTACTGGAGCAACAACTGACACATATCAGTTGACTGGACTGTCTTATATGACTGGATATCGTTATAGATGTCGTATTACTGGTCCTGTGGGAGCACCAGTACAAGCAAATAACTCCCCATTAGATTCACAAGCTGCAATTCTAACTGTCACAGGTGGTGGTGATGGTGGAAGCACTGATAATCGCTTCGATAGCACATTGTCAACATTTGACTCTACGCTACAAACATATGATGGTACCTAAATAACCTTGTAGAAAACTGTACTCATGGCAAAGCAAAATCTCAATATAGGTTCGTCGGCAAACGACGGGACTGGTGACAGTCTGAGGGATGGTGCTATCAAATTGAATAGCGTCATCAACGAACTGTATACCAATCTGGGAAACGATACCAACCTTCAAATTAATGTAGGGTCTCCAACACAGGGACAACTACTTAAATGGAATGGTGCTCAGTTTGCTGAGGGCGGTTTTAACTCATTTACTGAAGATGTAGATGTAAATGATTTCTCAATAATATCAAGTGCAAATGGTGACATTACTCTTAAACCCAATGGGACTGGCGATGTTAAGTTTTGGGCAGCCAATACTGGAAGTGCTCTTACTTATATCGATGGTGAAGATGGAAAATTAAAATATTCAAATCATTTCCCAACAGTAGGTGATTTACCTGATGTTAACAGTCATCATGGTATGTTTGCCTATGTTTCTGCTGATGGTAAACCTAGAGTTGCTAGTAGCACTGCTTGGGTACCAATAATAACAGAGCAAAGTGGATTAGGTAGTCTAGGTGACGTTGATATGACCGTTGGTGGCGGTCCAAGTGGTGGTCAAGTTATTAAATGGAATGGATCAACAAACAAATGGGAACCAGCTAACGATGATTCGTCAGGTGGTGGAGGTGGTGGCACAACTCAAAACCTCTTTGAAGGAATCACTGCTGACACTGGCAGTACTACTGCTAGTGCTCCTACTGATGTCCTTACAGTTGCGGGAGGCACTAATATCTCGACTACAATCGTCGGAGACACCCTCACAATAGCAATGACAGGGACACTTGGTGACCCTGATCAGAATCTCTACAGTGTCATAGGTAGTGATGCAGGAAATAAGACTGCAAATAGTGCAACAGCACAGATTAATTTCGTTGGTGGCACTGGAATTTCTACTGCTATAGCAGGAGATGACTTAACAATTACTAATGATGCACCTAACGTAGTCCAAGAAGTTTATAAAACAATAACAGGTGATAGTGGTACCACAACTGCACAGTTGTCAACCTCTACCCTGAATATTGCAGGTGGTTCAGGATGCACATCAGTAGCAACTTCTAATACTTTGACAGTTAATGTAGATGTACCTTTACCATCTACTTCAACTAGAGGACAACAACTAATATTTGATGGTAGTGACTGGATATCAGCAGTTGCACACGTCAATTTTGACATTACATCTAATATGAGTAATGCATATAGACTATCTGGTGGTGGAGTTGGCACTTCTACTGACAACCCAACAATATACCTCATGAGAGGTTTCACATATAGATTTGTTAACACAACTGGTAATGCTCACCCATTTGAAATAAGAGCATCAGCAGGTGGATCTGCCATTACTAATGGTATTACAGGTTCAACTTCTGGAGTCCAATATTATACTATCCCACAGACTTTAAGTCCTGGTACCACTTATGTTTATGAGTGTACTGCTCACCCCGCTATGGTAGGTAACATTATAATCGTATGACAAGAACTGTTCCTGGATCTGGTGCTCAAATTATTCCGATATTTAATAGTGTATCTGGGGTAAGAGATGTCTATGTGATCAATGGCGGTGAAGGATACGATCCTAATGACCCTCCTAGATTAAGAATTGAGAATTGTGGCACACCAATCAGGGATGCAGTATTAAGAGCAGTCATTGAAGGTGAAGCTGGTGTTATAACTGCTGTAGAAGTATTAGATCCAGGTGAAGGATATGATCCACTTAAATTAGTCATCGAAGATGATACTTCAGATGGTAAAGCAACTGGACAGATATTCATAAAAGATGATGGTAGTGGTGGTATAGACTTCATTCAGATGACTGTACCAGGTGATAATTATTTTGATGCAGTAGCATCTATTCAAGGTGGTGGTGGATCTGGTGCTGAATTAGTACCTGTTACAGGACTGGTTACTGGTCTAGCGATTGAAGAGCAAGGTAGAAATTATACAGAAGAAGACGTTAACATCATCATATCAGGTGGTGGAGGACAGGGTGCAACTGGTGTTGCTGCTGTATCTCAGTTTGGTGAAGTTTCTTCTATTACATTAACTAATCAAGGTGAATTCTTCGAGACACCTCCTCTCATACAAATTATTAAAGGTGGAGGTTCAGGTGCAACAGCAGAAGCATTTATTGACCTTGGAGTCATTACGAACATTGACCTATTGGCAGGTGGTGGAGGTTATAGCACTCCTCCAGAAATTATTTTCACGAGAGATACCAACCTCATCAGGTCAGCAAGAGTCAGACAATCCTTAAACTCTACGATATTTAATTTAACAGGATTAGTTGCTGACGTAGATACCAGTCAGAATACCATATATGTTGAATCAACTGCACCTTTCCCAGGTTCAGGTAAGATTCTATTAGGTAGAGAGGTTATCAGATATACAGGTAAAACCTCTAAGCATGATGAATCTGACTTAAACGTTAACCCAGATTACGTCCCATGGGATTCATTCACAGGATGTGATAGAGGAGTTAACTTTAGATTTGACCAGAAAGTTATCTTAGATAACCTACAGGATGATCCTGAAACTGGATTAACAAATTATGATTTCAATGTAACTGATAAGGTTAGAAGGGTTGTTGAATCCTCTAATAACAGAGTTGCTATTGTATATGATTGGGATAGAGTTAATAGAGCACTATATCTCGTATTCCAAGTTGATGAGTTGGCATTTATTGATGGTGGTAGATCCAATGAACAGTCTAAAATTATAGCATTCGTTGGTGGTACAGCAGGTGCATCTGGCACAGGTGTTGAACCACATGTTTTATTAGAAGTGGAAGGTGAAGATATAGTTGCCTTTACTGACCCATTGTCTTTGATCCTTAACAGAAGGTTTGAGGATGATGATGAAGAATACACCGATGAAGAAGGTGTGCAACGATTTGGTGATGGAATTATTGACTTAGTTAACACTGGTACTGAGTTTGAAAACCAGATTAACTTAGATGGTGGTATTGCATCATCTAAATATGGTATTGAGGAAACTTTAGGTGGTCAAAATACCACTCTATTCCAATTAGGTGATCAGATATATGATGGAAGTCCTAATGCTTTAGTAGCAACTATCCAATCTGCGGGTCAGTTAGGAGATGGTGATGCTCACACATCAACATTCGAGATAGTAGTAGGAGAATTCCAAGTAGGGTCTGCATATAATCCAGCTGGTGAAGAAATTGAAGGGATTACCAGTGGTGTTAAAGCAACTATGACTCAAGTTTTACCCAATACACCCAAGACAGGCCAGACTACATTAATAGGTAGAAGTATTGTCCCTAACCTCGTTGCTTCTCCTGACAAATACTATTTCCAAGATGGCGAACTGCTAAGAGGAAATAATTCTGGTGCTCAATGTTATATCTTCTCTGTGTCATACGATTTGTATGCCAGAAATGAAGATGATTAACCCCTATAAATATAAAGAAGGCAATCCGTAGACAATGGCGTTACTTACCGACCAATTTAGAATTTTTACTGCCGAAAGGTTCCGCAAGGCACTTGAGGGACCTATACCTACACAGTCTGACTTAGAGGCAGGTACTTCTAGGGATCGCTTGTATGTGTTCATCGGTAGACCCCAACCATGGGATAACGAGAATGCACCTCCAGACCCAGTAGATTCATTCCAAGAGTTTTCAGATGACTATTCTGACATGATCTCTATGAAGAGAGTGTTAGCGAATGATACTGTGCAGGTTATCCGTAGGACAGACTGGATACCCCCAGAGCAAACTACTGGTGGATTGGGTTATGTTTATGATATGTACCGCCATGATTACTCCTCGACTAAAACTGCATCATCGGGTGCGACGAAACTTTACGACGCAGATTTCTACGTTGTTAACTCGTCTTATCAGGTTTACAAGTGCATCTTTAATGGGACAAGTCCTTCTGATCCTAACGGTAAACCTTCTACTGTTGAGCCTACTGGTACCTCCACTTCAATTATCACAACTGCTGATGGTTACCGTTGGAAGTATATGTTTACGATCCCTGTTGGTCAAGTCTTAAAATTCTTCTCCAACGAATACATGCCAGTGTTATTTGACACTGCTGTTGTGGCGGATGCTATCGGTGGAGAGATTGATACTATTGTTATTGGATCATCTGGTGCGGGTTATAACAACGGTACCTATGAAAACGTCCCTATTAAAGGAGACGGAGTTGGTGGTAGGGTTTCACTTGTTGTAGATGGTGGTCGTATTGCATCTGCTACTGTTACATCTGGTGGATCTGGATACACCTTTGGTAAAGTAATCATCGATGAAGTCAATGGTATTGGTGCTGGAACAGGTACTGGTGGTAGCGTTGAGGTTGTCATACCTCCAGTAGGAGGACATGGTAAATCCCCTGCAACTGAATTGGGTGGTTTCCGTGTAATGATTAACACTAAGTTCACCTACGATGAAGGATCTGGTGACTTCCCAACTGATAACGACTATCGTCGTATTGGTTTGGTAATTAATCCTAACAAGTTTGGTACTCAGGAGTTAACGTCCGACCTGACATTAAGTGCCACCAAGGCTGCAATATTTGCACCTACGTTTACTGGAAACTTCCAGACTGACGAGATCATCACACAATCTCGTACTGTTGGTGGGCAACAGGTAACAGCAAGAGGACGTGTTATCTCATGGAATAGCACAACGAAAGTGCTTAAATATTATCAGAATAGAGTTGACGGTATTTTCCCTGAATTTACTGGTAACCTAATCGAGTTTGAAGGAGGTAACCCAATAGTGGGTGCTACATCTGGTGCATCTGCTGACCCAGACATCAACTTCCCCATTGTTTCAGGATCCTCTACGAGGGTTATTAACAATGCTGAATACGATCTAGGTATGGCATTCACTAATGGTTATGCAAAAGCAGAAGTAGATCCAAACTCAGGTGATGTGATCTACATAGATAATAGAGGTGCGATCACTCGTGCTGGTGACCAGATAGAAGATATCAAAATCGTAATCGAGTTCTAATTCAATGCCACAGAATACTAATCTAAATATTAGTCCTTATTTTGACGATTTCGATAAGGATAAGAATTTTTACAGAGTCCTTTTTAGACCAGGATATCCTATTCAGGCGAGAGAACTCACGACCATGCAGTCGATTCTTCAGAATCAACTAGAGAGTATTGGTCAGCACTTCTTTAAAGAAGGCACAATGGTTATACCTGGTCAAGTAGGTTATGACCTTCAGGTACAAGCAATTGTGTTGCAACAGTCTTTCCTTGGTGTAGACGTTGAGACTTATCGTACCCAATTAAATGGTCAGATTATTGAGGGTATAACAACAGGTATTAAAGCAAAGGTATTATATTCAATCCCAGCTACAGAGTCATCAAGAGGGTATGTAACTCTGTATGTTAAGTATGTTGAGTCAGGTGACAGTACCAGTGACACTAGTATCAAGACATTTCAACCCAACGAGCAACTATTGGCCGAAAATGAAATCACTTTCGGTACAACTCTAATTGAGGTTGGATCACCCTTCGCACAATTACTCCCAGTTGATGCAACTGCTGTAGCATCTACAGCATATATCAATGAAGGTGTATATTTTATTAGAGGACACTTTGTAGATGTACCATCATCATATCTTATCCTTGATCAATACAGTAACAACCCTTCCTATAGAGTTGGACTTGAGGTCAGCGAGTCAATTGTTACGCCAGAAGATGATCCGTCTCTTAATGACAACGCAGCTGGCACATCGAACTATTCTGCTCCAGGTGGTCACAGATTTAGAATTAAAACTTCTCTCACTAAGAAGCCAATCGCAGACGAGACAGATAAAAACTTCATTGAATTACTGCGTATTAACAACTCAAAGATTGAACAGTTTGTTACTCACACAGCATATTCAGAACTTGAAAGATCTCTCGCAAGAAGAACCTTTGAGGAAAGTGGTGACTATGTAATTGATACATTCTCTATTAAAGCGAGAGAGTGTTTGGATGATGGATTTAATAATGGTGTCTATGGAGTTGGTGACACAACACAATCAAAAAATACTGCTGATGATTCATTAGTAACTTTCGAGATATCCCCAGGTAGAGCATACGTTAAAGGTTACAGGACAGAATTTTTAGTACCACAATATGTGGATGCTGCTAAACCAAGAGACTTTGAATCAGTACAAAACGCCATATTAGCATTCCGTCTTGGACAGATGCTTAAGGTCTATGATGTATATGGATGGCCTGAGCTGACTGGTGAAGGTGTGTCTTCTGCTTATCAAACACTTGAGTTGTACGATGACTGGACTTTAAATACCACTAATACTGTTACTGGTAGGAAGATTGGTAGAGCACGTACTGTTCAACTTCAGGAGTCTAGTGTAACAGGTGTATGGGAACTCTGGATATTTGATGCACAGATGTTTACTGGTATCAACTTTGCTGCTGGTAACAACACAGTTGCTATTGGTGATGTCCTCAGAGGACGTACTTCAAGAGCATCAGGTTACGTTGCTGACAATGGATCTGGCACATACTGTTGGTTAGAGCAAGTATCAGGTGCCTTCATAAATGGCGAGGTTATCGAGCGTGATGGCCGAGTTGTTGGTACATTAGAAGCAGCACATACTTATAATCTTACAGATACAAGAAGTGTATTAGGAAGACAAAACTCTGCCTCTGCTGGTACTGTAGTCTTTGGTGCTAACTTAATGCTTAACGATGTTAAGTTGGTTGAAGGTGCTACAATTACTATTGATAGTGCAGGTAACGGTAGATTAGAAGGATTTAGAACTAAGTTTGCAGAAGACCTACGTCCAGGTGATGTAGTTACTTCTACTAATACCTCTGATGAAGGTGAGAATACTCTTAGAATTATGAGAGTAGACACTGCTGGTGGTATTAATGTAACATCCACTAATGCTGCTACAGGTCAGTCAGGATTTATATTTGATTATCTAAATCAGCATGCGTTATTAGAGACTGGACTTAAGAAGGGTAGTGGAAATGCTGACGGTGAGGTAACTGCATTGGCTAGAATGCGTCCTTTCGTATTCCAGAAGGACTATCAGAATGGTGAGTTATCTATTGACACACCTAGGACATCGATGAAGTCAATTGAAGACGAATCATTCTTTGTCTACAGGACATTTAATAATAAGACTGTTGTATCTGGTGGTGTTACTGTTTCACTACCTGAATCAGAGCAGTTTGCAACACTAGATGATGAAAACTATATCTTAACTATCATTGCTGAATCAGGATCTTCATGGA